ATGTTAGAAAAACTTGGTGGTGTGGGATCAGGCGCTGGTGGTGTCGGATCTAAAGTCGCAAGATTTGCTGGTGGTAAAACTGCCAAAAACATTCTTCGTGCAGTTCCTGGATTAAGTACAGCATTAGTGGCTCTTGATGCAGCTGATGTTGTAGCCGGTCCTAACAGCCTTGGTAACAAAGCTATGGATGCGAGTGCAATGGGTATTGGAGGAACTATTGGTGGAATTGTTGGGTTAGGTAATCCGTTAGCTATTGCAACTGGCGCAGGCTTAGGAAAGATGGCAAGTGATGCCACACAGTTTGTGTTTGGTGGAGGTAAGTCTGCCGAACAACGTAAACTAGAAGAAGCAGTTAAGTTATTACAACAGCGAGGATTAATCTGATGATTCCGTTTATTGCACCAGCAGGAGCTGCGCTACTAAAATTAGCAGGAGGAACAGCGGCATTATCAGGTGCTGGACTAGGAGTATATGGGTTATCACAAATTCCAAATAGCATTAAAGAAGGTATCTTAAGTCAAGGGCCTAATGACCCAAGTGATCCTACAAAGTTTAAGACTAATCCATTGCAAAATCTCTTGATTGACGAAGAGAATTTAAGCAACGAGTATTTTAAACGTCAGCAGACTAGGCTTTATAACAATGACGCTGAGGTTAGGAGGCGTGCAAATTTACTGGGACAAACTGCAAAAGATATTGGCACAAGATCGTCAGGAGCTTATTTAGCTGATACCAAAGAAGAAGCCGAAAGACTTACTAATAATAAAGAGCTTACAAAACAGTTACAAGGGATGGATGGAGGATATGCAATATATGCCGGTCTTGGCGAAAATCCAACTAATGCGATGTTGAGGCAAGGAATTATAAAAGCCGATAAACAAGATCTATATGGAGGTGGCCGAGGCACCCTAATGAGGCAAGAACAAATAGCAAGAGATGAAAAGGCTGAAAACAGAAGGCGATTTGACGTTCAAAGAATGGATCGTCTCGAAGATTTACTTCGTCAACAAAAAAATAGAACAGCAGACCGTCAAGATCAGCGTGATTTAAATCGGATGCAGTTTGATTTACAAAACCGTAGACTCGATATGCAAGAAGCTCGTGACTATCGTCTAGATCGTCAAAAAGCAATTATGCAGATCGTACAAGGCTTTAAGCAAATGGGTCAAGCCTTTGCTTACTAGAAACCAAGACTACCAATAAAAGTTTCATTTAATCTTTCCCGTCCAGGGCGATGCTCATGGGCGGGTCTTTCGTAATTATGTAAGAACCAATTAGCGGCTTGTACAGGGTTATCAAACTTAGTTTTCAGATACTCAGGAGCTCTGTCGTCTTTCAGTCCATGAACAATCTGACCTTTCCAGTTGGTTTTCCAATCAGGAACAGCATTTACCATCTTGGTATAACGACCAGCATGCATTTGGAATAAGCCACCAGATGTACCTCCATCGCCCATCACACCGGTTTGAAAACCTGATTCTCCCTTAATATTTGCAAGCACCCCTTTAGCGTGAACATCAGAAACACCTAGAGATTTCATATAATCAAAAACCTGTTTAGGTGTGGGATTGGAGTCATTAGAGCTTGCACTAGAAGGAAGTACAGGAGAAGAGGTATTAGATGCCCCAGGAGTAGAGAAGGTATTAGGCGTTGAGGAAGAAGACGATGGAGAAACTTGCGAACCAGTAGAGCCAGGTAAACCCATTTCCTGCTTGAGTTTGTCAATTCGAAGCTGTAAGAGTTCAGCCTCTTGCGCATCACGTTCATCGCGTCTCTTACCAGCATCTTCAGTTGATTTTATATAAGCCTCACGAGCTTTTTTATATTCGGCCATTTCTTGCTGTACCTTTTTACTCTCATCCATGATGTAAGCACCTGCAGCAACACTTCCAGCCATGCGGTTGATGCCTTCCATCCGCACAGCAGGACGCATAATATCTTTAATCTCGCCAGGCAACTTATCTTTTATATCTTCAACTTTTGCAGTAGCAAAAGTGTCCATAGCAGTGTTAGCCATAGACGCTTGACGACGAGCAGTCGCCATCTTCTTCACCGCATCGTTAGCGTTGGCTTGCTTAATCACTTGATCAGCATTAAAGCCAGTTTGAATAGCAGTGTTATAAATATCAGTGACATTCTCATTAACTGATTTAGCGCCAGTCAAAAAACTACCAGACTGTACGGAATTAAACTGCATAACATTTCCACACTATATAAATACATTGTACTTAGATAGAATGAATATAGTCTTGTAAAATTAATCCGGTAGTCATGTCTAGATACCAGTTTTTTGTAGATGTCAATAAGAACGGAATTGACGACAGAGACGAGAAATCTGAGTCTAAAGAAAATGCACAGACAAATAAACCAAAGATACCGGCTAATGAAATGCAGCAGGGTGTCAATCAAACTCAACAGGGGTTAACCTTTTTTGAGCAGATGCAGAACCAAATCTTTGGCCGATCCGAAGATCCTACTGACAGCCTTGGTCGTGATTTGAAACTAGGATTTGCATATAACGCATTGGGTAAAGGGCTTGATTACGGACTGACCCAAGGAATGGCTGAATTCCAGTCAGGTCTCTACAAAGACAACGCTTTATTTGGTGCAGACCTGGAGTTGAGAAACCAGCGTGATGCCCGCGCTGATGAGTTTGGCTATGGCATGAGAGCTATGGACAAGCAGTTTGAATTACAGGATGCATACCAAAACCGTGAGTTCGGTAGAAACATTGGATATATGCAAGCTAGTGGTGAGCAGACCCGTAAGAACTACAGAGCTCAGGGAGTTGAAGATCGCCTTTCACGGATCACTCAAGGTGAACAGGATCGCTTAGGTATGGCTGCACAGGGCGATCAAGACCGTAGAGGCTATAGAGTCCAAGGCGACGAGTATAGAAAGGGTCTTAGAACTTCTGGCCGACAAGATAGGAAGACAATTCGAACAACTGCTCAGGAGGGCAGAAAAACATATGACTTCGAAGATCGTATCAATGCTAGAGGTGAGCAAAGATCTGCGGATAGGTCGAACAGACTTGCTAGAGGATTCTGATGAATACAACACAATCTAAAACGGGTAAGGTCTATGTCACTTATGTTGATCAGTGGTTAGATACCTTACCTGCAGCGGAGTCTGAGGACTTCAGAGAATTTGCTGAGATAACTCCATCAGTCATTGAAATTTGGGTATATGCAGGAATCTTAAAATACCCAGGTACATTTAATGATATGGCCCGTTGGGTCAAGATGAAATTTAAGAAGCTCAATCGCCGTGAAATACTCAATAGCGAAATTGCTGCTCTCCACTCCGATATACAAGACTTACGTATGGCCATTACCTCGGGAGAGATCAAGGGGTCGGATGGTGCTGCTCGCCTGGCGTCGTTGGAGAAGGAATTGCGCTCGCACATTGAAACGTCTGATCGGATGAATAAAACCACGGACAAGCGAGGCTTGATCCTGGCAGGTGCAGACCGTGTAATGCGTGAACTCACTGCGATCTTCAAAGATGATCCCCACTTTGCAGAACCTATTGATAATGCAATGAATGCGGTGTGGGCAAAGATCTACAGTGAGCTGAACTGATGTCTCTCAACCGTCCTGAGCTCAAAGAACTACCTTCAATAGTAGATGTAGGAACGTCAGGTATTCGATTAGCGAACACACTGCCAAAAGCCCTGCCACCAATTGATGAAACTGGTTCTGGCACTAAAGCACGTCAAATTGCTGATGCAGAACTAAAGCGTGATATGGGAATTGCATTTGCAGAATCTAAAGCAATGGCAGCACGCAGCAAAGCTATTCAACGTATGAAAAACCAAGCATACGAAAGAGAAGCTAAGAACTATGGCTTAAAACGCATGAGATAAATATTAGTTAAACTTGGGGTAAAGGTTTAACTTATGGCAATACCAAGCGCTGCATTAGCTTATAAAAGATCAGCATTAATGACAGCGACAAAGGTAACTGTCAAAGCACCTAGCGAGGAGGTGTTAGAAGCAAGAGATAGTTTTCAAGCATTTTGTAAATTTATGGGTAAAGCTCCAGCTAAACATATGTTGGAGTGGCATACGGAGTTATGTACAGGGAAAGATAGCGAATGTCTACTAGGAATTGGAGGACCAAACACTGCGATCCTCGCACCCCGTGGATCTGCCAAAAGTACTGTCCTTGGTTTGTTTGCAGCTTGGATGATAGGCCGACATGCCGCTGCAAAGAAAATGCTGCGGATCTTGTACATCGCATACATGGTGGACATTAGCCGTGCAAAGTCAGCAACTATCAAAGGAATCCTCACGAGCTCCAAATATCGTGAAGTCTTTCCTATGGTTCGAGTTAGTAAGATCAAACGGTCAGACGAATACTGGTCGATCGACTACGAATTCGCAGGTATTGACACTGCTGGTGAAGAAGCATTCACTATTGCATGTGGTGGTCTCAAGGGTGCTATTACCTCAAAGCGATCCCAACTTGTTCTTATTGATGACCCTATCAAGTCAGCTGCTTCCATTAACAATCCAGATATTAGGAGAGAGATGGAACAGACGTGGTCTAACGTTATTGCTCCGACTATGTTCCAGGGAGCACGGGCAATATGTTTGGGGACAAGGTTTCACTTTGACGATATACACTCCACACTATTTGTTCCAAAAAATAACTGGAAGCAGATTGTTCAACAAGCTGTTCTAACCGACGACGACGGTAAGCAAAGATCTTATTGGCCAGAGTTTTGGTCTATGAAATATCTGAATGAAAGAAAGTTAGAAGATCGAGTCGCCTTTGCTTACCAGTATTTAAACACAGCTGTGCGGTCAACTGATGTTGGTATCTCACCTGAGCTGATTATTAAAGGCGAAGTGCCAGAGGATTATGACTGCTTAGGAGTAGGTATCGACTTGAGTGCAGGTTTACGGGAAAAGAATGATTGGACCGTGATGACCCTTGGAGGTATCAAAGAAGGCAAAATTTACATGATCGATCAGCGTCGTGCCCGCACCATGGGCAATCTCGAAAAGATGGACCTCCTCTGCGAGATGCTTGCAGACTGGAACATCCTTGCCGAAAACGACGAAGGTCAATTCTTTCCAACAATGTCGCCGTGCGTAATATGGCCTGAAGCTGTTGCTTATCAGAACTCATTTGAAGGTGATTTCAAAAGGGTAGTAATTGAACAACGTGCTTTATACAATTTGTCCGTATCTCCAGTAAAAGGATTTAAGGGAGATAAATTAGCCAGATTAAGAGGCGTTCTAGGATTATATGAAAATAAACGAGTGGTCTGGAATAAGTGGAGAAAGTGGAATGTATTAGAAGATGAACTTTTAAACTTTGGTCACTCAGCACATGATGATGCTGTCGATTCGATGGTATTAACAATGGGGGGACTATTAAGAAGAGGTAATTTACAAATTGACTACAATAGTGATAGCTTTGATTTATAAATAACTAATGTCTAGAAAAGCTGGTAGTGAAGCGTTTAAAAGAGAATTAAGTCAGGCGGAACGCAACCGGCGAGCCCGTGAAGAAAAATCTAATAATCCTGAGATTGCAAAAAGAAGAGCCGATAAGGCTAGAGGTCTAGGGTTTAATTTAGCTGGATACAGCGATAAAGAAATTTCAATGGCTCTTCAGGGTGACAAATTTGATGCTCAAGACTATAAGCGTTTAACAGGTAAAGACTACGTTGCCCCTGGAAATGACGATGGCGCTGACACCTCTCCGCTTCCCCCTCAAGGTGGCGGCGGACAAGCAACAGAAGATGTAAGCGGTGGAGACAACTCTATTATTTCTCCTATTTCACAAGACAACGATATTGCAATTACTGGTAACAGCAACCAAGTAAATCAAGATAATTCGATTACACAGTCGATTGACACTAGAGATCAATCTGATAACAGACGTTACTACGGCGGAAGCGAGCGTATCTTTAATTATGGAGATACCAAAGATGATGACAATGAGATGAGTAAGCGCTTCTTAGATAAGTTCATTAATAACTCAGTTTTTAACAATAACAACGTTGGTAACTTTAGTAATTCTCAAATCGGAGCGTTCAACCAAAGTGAAGAACGTGTTAAAGATATGAGAGTGTTTGGCAAATAAATATATCTAACTTTTGTACAATGAAGACAGTTTAATATATAAATAGCCGATGTCTAGAATGGCTGGGGAAGGCAATATGGCCTCCTATGTGGATTATTTAAATAACTACGATCGTAAAAAACGTGGTGCCGGATCTAGCAGAGGTACAGATCGTTTTAGTGGTTTAGATATTCGACACGTACGAGATGCCGCACGAGATTTTGGTGTTGATAAATACGATGCAGCTGATCAAGTCCTTCGATATGCCAGACGTAGCGAAGACAAGACGAAAATGGGTGGAGCAGCTAATGAAGAATTAGATAAATTAAGAAATTTGCTTAAGGAACGTCCTCAAAACGATTCTCAAATCGACACAGACACAGATACTGGTACTAATACTGATACAACGATTACTGAGCCTAGAAAACGCGGCAGTGGCCAAGAGACCGGTAACGTAACAGGTGGACAGTCCTCCATTGCCTCGCCCATCTCTCAAGACAATGACATCGGTATTGACGGGAACAATAATCAAGTAAATCAAGATAACTCTATTAATCAGACGATTGATAGTAGAGATCAGTCTGACAACCGCCGTTACTATGGTGGAAGCAGTCGGATCTTTAATTACACAGGCGGTAAGGGTGAAAGCAGGCTATATGACACCCCTGTAAGCATGGCAACAATGGGTGGTTTTTATGATACGGATGACAGCCCGGCTGCTGCAGCCAAGTTCATGGATATGTACATTGATTCAAATATTCTGAATCAGAGAGATATTCGTAAAGACTATGACAAGTACAAGATTACTGATTACAGCCCGAATGATCCGAACAGAATTTCTGAACTGGAAGGACGTTTAGATAGATCTATTAAGGGTTCACGTGATCGTGCCAAGAAGCAGGAAACAGCAATGTTCGGTAAGAATCCGTTCGCTGGAACCTTCCAGCTGCCTCAACTTCCTGAACCTATGAAAGATAAGACGAAAGATATCTACGAAGACGCTATTGATAGGATCAAAGACGTTTAAACTAGTAGTAGTTAAAGGGAAATAATATGGCAAACAGTGCCGTTAAAGGTGAGTTTCAGCAAATCCTCTTAGCAGCAAAAGAGCGGCGAGGGGATTTATCTGTTGACACAATGATTGTGTCATCTCACCTTGCTCAAATGCGGACATTTATGTTACGTAGAGGAGTTGAGTTCTTCTCAGAGCAAGATTCATATGGAAAGCGTAGAGATTTTCTAGCACGTGTTGTCGAAGAGAACATGCTGGAGATGAAATACGACAGTATTGTCGATTATTTCCTGTGTGATGGTCAGGGTCTATTTTATTTCAGACCATCTGGTGAAAGTTACCAGATTTTGTACTTCCCTCAAGACAGCTACCGCGCATATCGTGACCAGACGGGTGAACTTGAGTCGGTAGTCCTCGTTTATTCGTTCAATGTCCAGCAAACCCATGGATTAGCGGATAACTATCCCTCTGCAAACGGTAAATCCGGTAAAAAGAAGTGGATTCAGCTCAAGGTCTACAAAGATCGTATTGAACAGACCATTTCAGATGAAAAAATTGAGTTTGCCAATGAAATGGGCGCTATGCCCATGGGTAACCCTGGACAAACTGAAGTATTAACCAATAGCTTGGGCTTTATTCCTGCAGTTGAAGTGTTTAATCACATGGACTGCACCGGAGAAGCCACAGGCAACGGTGAATTTGATTGGCTCGCACACCAAATCCTGTATCACGACGAACTAGTGCGGAACATCCGTAAGAACATGAAGTTCTTTGGAAACCCTACCCTTATCTCCAGTAGACCTAAGCATGACATCGTTGATAGTGGTGATGAGAACTCCTTCCGCCCTACAATCAGCTCTCAAGCTGGCTTCGCACCGATTGGAGCATCTTCGAGGTCAAGTACTCGGGTAAGTCAGCCGTTTGGTGGTGCTTCTCTTGATGGCCAGATCAAAGTGCCTCGTGTGATCGCCAACCTTGAGCCAACTGACCGCGTTGGATACATGACACCTGACAGTGTGTCTGGCGACCAAAACCTGTATGTCAAGCAGTACCGATCTGAGATCCGTTTAGCACTGGGCGGTGTTGATGACATTGATATCAATACAGCTGCTACCGCATATGAGATTAAAACTCTGTATGGACGTGTAGCTGCTACTGCCGAAAAGAAAGCAAGGTCACTGTTCACGTATGGACTGTGTCGTTTATTTGCAATGATGATTTACGCTGAGGAGCGTAATTTCAGAGAATCATTTTCAGCTGCTATTGAACTTGAAGAGCCAATGCTGCCTCTCCCCGAAGAATATCAAGACGAGGAGATGTATAAAAAAGCTGCTGAGAAATACAAGAAAGACTACCGCAAATTCGTTGAGAAACGTGATAACGAGATGCGTGCTAGACTAGATTCAGGTGAGATACCTCCTGGTGTCACTGGCCTCATCCCTGATGGCTCAACAAAAGTCAGCTGGAGATGGATGGGCGAAGTCTTTGAAGAAAGCACTGAAGACATTCTGAATAACAGTATTGTCGTTCGCAACCTTCAAGAATTAGGAGTTGATTCTATTGAAGCTCTTAAATACCTCTTCCCCGGAAAAACTGACGAAGAAAGGGCCGCAATGCTAAGCGGATTTCCGTTCAGGATGGTCCAGCAAACCCAAAGCAGTATTAACAGCTTTATCAGTCTTCTCGGTAGTTTCTATCAATTACCGCACCCACAAATGCCAGACATGCCTCTGGCATCTGACCCGAACCTTGATATGACAGGGTTCTTATATCGATCTTTAGAATTCTTACGTAAGGAGTTAAGTTACAGTGGAAGTTACAAGCCAGGCGACAGCAGCAGCACCCCAGACGAGCTCAGCAGCGCCGACCAATTACGTGCCGTCCGTGGCCAACCAGTACGCGACGAGCGCACCCCAGACCTCCCAGGTATCACCGGCCCAATCGGTGGCACCGCAGGTTCCGGCTTACCAGGCACCGGCCCAGGCCCCGCAGCCTTCGGCACCCCAGGCCAATCCATGGCAGCAGGCGTTTCAGGCTCTCAGCGCAAGCCTGAATACGTCCAACCCCTCCCAGGCCCAGGTTTCACCCTCGGCTTACCAAACGACGCCAACCCCGCAGGCAACTACACAACCCAGCTGGGCTTCAATGGCGCAATCGGTAGCCCCGACTTCGCAGCCCCAAGTTTCAACCCAGGCGTTTTCGGAAGCAGAGGTCAGCCAGCTCGTGCAGCAGGCGGCTCAGCAAGGAGCAAGTCAGGCTCAAGATCAGTATCTAAGCGGAATCAGCAACGAAAGTCTTGAGGTTCTTGAGCACTTTGGTGCTGAAGCCCCTGCTCTCTTGAACACCTACGCATGTGCCGTTGAGGACGCTCTGATTGAGCAGGTCCATCGCGGTAACGACGTGGTCACCAGCCTCGAAGCTTCTTTGGAGCAGAACGGTGCCATGAACACCATGCTCACCAACCCTGACGTGCTTGCTGACTATGTCAACGAGTTCTTTGGTCCTGAAGGTCCTTATCCGACCGAAACCCCTGAAGAGACTGCTACCCGTGAGCAGTACGAAGCACGTGCTCAGTTTGAAGCTGAAATTGAAGCTCAAGAGCAAGGTCAAGTTCCCCCGAACTTCCAACGTCCTCAGATGGACATGCCTACCCCTGGCCGCCAAGAGAACGTTGCTAACGACTTCTGGGGCTCCTTCAGCCAGATGATGGACAGCAACCCTGAGCAAGCTTGGCAGTATCTCTCCCAGGCTCCTCAAGGCGCTCTTCAAGCCAAAGCCCTTATCTCTGATATGTGATGGGTTACAACTCTGGCGCTAGAGCAAGAGAATTAGGCATCGGCTCTTCGGGGACGTTGCCTTCTAATCCTGATCTGGATTACGTGTTTCACGGCAAGATCACTCCTCAGATACTTGAGAAGGTTCTTGGTCGTAAACCAACGTCAGAGGACATTGAAGTTGCTCTTGATATTGCATCTAGACAAGAAAACAAAAATCTAGACATCTTTGTTAAAGAGCTATTAGGTGTTGGGGGCGACTATGCACTCAAGAATAGAGCCCCTGATACCACTAATAATCAACGAATGGCTGGTCAAGTGCTCGCAGGGTCAGGAGGACTCGCAGCACTATTAGCAGCTATTGACTATGCAGATGGACCTGAACAAGGTCGTATTTAATTTGCATACAATATAAATAACAACGAAAGCTCGTAGAGATGATTAATCCGACTTTAGCTCAGGCTCATTTAAATAAAGGTGAACCGGCTATGGTTCAACCTACTCCTATGGTTGGCAACCTGATGGATGCAGGCACTGCTAGCAAAGTTGCTTTGAACCCTCAGCAGCAAATCAGTGCACAGCAACTTATGACCAAAGTCGGTCAGGATGCTGATACTGCAGTCATCGGCAAGATTGCTGAACAGGAAGGCGCTATGCGTACTGCGCAGCTGAAGCAGTCTCAAGCACAGCAAGATGCTTCACAAGCAGTCTCTACGATGATCTATGCAAAATATGGTGCAAATTCTGCTACCGCATCTTTTGCCAATCCTGGCGAAGCCGAGCGTAGAGGCATCAGTGTCATGCAGCAATTAGGCATGAAGAATGCAATGAGTAAATAACTTAAATTGATAGAATTAGTAGAGAATAATTAGTACGGTTCTGTGAATAGTAGAAAGGCTGGCGAATTTGCTAACGATCCAGAAATCTTTCAAGCTATTTGGAAGCACCTGAAGTCTGATGGTTTGGAAGATCAGGCAGCTAATCATATGGCAGCTGAGATGATCCATCATGGAGATGACTTTGAAAGCTCTATTGAAGAGTACGAAAGAAATCTCAACAACTACAAAGAACGAGGATATAACGAGCATGCTGCCCAAGCCATGGCAGTTGAGTCACTTGAATCAGAAGATAAGCCGAACGAAAGTATTAGATTTGCACGAATTTACGGTTGATAATTTAAACATTCACTGGTAGAATTAAGTATCAGTGAAGATTGAATATGTCACAAGTGAAGAGTTCTGGAGATTCTGTTCGCTCCTATTTGCGCGACATTGGAAGAATCCCACTCCTTGAGCACGATGAAGAGATTCTGCTTGGTCGAAAAGTTCAACGCTTGATGGAAATCAAAGCGTGTGAGGAGTTGGCAAGAACATCTACAAAAGAAGATCTGGCAGGCGTTCTGGGAATGACTGTCAAGGATTTGAAGCGAGAGATTCGCGAAGGTGAAAAAGCCAAAGACAAAATGGTGACAGCTAATCTGCGCCTTGTTGTGTCAGTGGCTAAGAAATATACGAAACGGAATATGGACCTACTTGATATTATTCAAGAAGGAACTATTGGACTTGTGAGAGGTGTCGAAAAGTTTGATCCGGGCCGTGGCTATAAGTTTAGTACTTATGCTTATTGGTGGATTCGGCAAGGGATTACTCGGGCGATCGCTGAAAAATCGAGGGCGATTCGGCTACCAATTCATGTTACAGAAAACCTCAACAAACTTAAGAAAGCCCAGCGTGAGCTGAGCCAAATGAATGGTGAGATTCCAAATGTATTTGAACTGTCTGAATACTTGAATCTGAGTGTTGATGAAATCAAAGATCTGATGTGCAAGGCTCGTCAGCCAACATCTCTAGAAATCAAAATTGGAGAGAATCGCGACACAGCGTTGATTGATCTGCTTGAGGACAAAACTCAGCTGCCCGACCTGCTACTGGAGCAACAATTCATTAAAGAAGATATTCGGGAGCTAATTGACGATCTGCCTGAGATGCAAGCTGCTGTAATCAGTATGCGTTATGGAATTGGTGACGAGATGCTTGAGCCTATGTCCATGACAGCAATTGGTCAGATCTTGAATATGAGCCGAGACCGTGTCAGGACACTAGAGCACAAAGCTCTTAAAGCTTTGAGAGATAAATCAGATTGCGTCAGTGACTATGTTTAATACAATAGAAGAAAGTAAGATCATGCAGCATGAACGTTACAGCAGAAATCTTAAAGCACGATCAGGTTTATTCTGCTAGTGATAATACCAACCCAGATCGTTATGCGTCTGGAAAGGTACTTAATTATGCAAGTGGTGCAAGCATCACAAGACCAGATGTACAAGAAATAAGCGTTGTCCCATACAATCTTCATTACGAAGATTCTGTGGGATTGTTTGGTGTTGAGAACTACTTCTTACGTATCAATCTAAATGTGGTCGGTGACATTGTGCTTGCTGAATACATGGAGCCAGGATACAACGCAGCAAAGATTGACCTGTTTGATACCTCAGTATCACCAAGCTATAACTTAGCCACTAAAGATGATGATGCTCCAGAAAACGACACTGGCTGGAACAGCGCTGCTACACCTTCATTGTTCCTGCCAAACATTGGTACAGAATCATATTTGAGCGTAAAGCTAGTCAACCACGAGACTGGAAATATGTATACCGATGCTCATCTCGACGTTCGTCTGTATACAAGTGAGCATGAAGAGCATCCGTATGATGTCATGTTCATCAAACCAAAGGATCATTTCTTTGTTGGCGTTCACGCGAGAAACACCAAAAGACTGCCTTACAACATTGAAGTAAAGATCGGAGAAGAGTACACTCCTCTCGAATCAATTGCAAATCGGTCTTACATCATGAAGAGTGCAGACCGACCCAGTTATTAATCTTCGGTTTTTTTCTTGGCGGGCTTTTTAGAAAGCTTGACTGTAGGAACAGGAGAAGCCTTGGTATTCACGATAGGAGTAGTTTTTGTGGATTGAGCCGGAGCAACCTTTTTAGTTTC